TACTGTTTACTCAGCAGTTGCAGTCGGTAAGGAAGCTCTTCTTGAGGCTAATGTTTACGATGTGCAAACAGTCGTAGCACCTCAGATCGACATCCTTCGCCGTAAGTCAGCACTCGGCTGGAAGTACTTCGGCGGCTGGGGCATCTTCCGTGATGCAGCAGTTGTTCGTTTGGAAACAGGCGGATCTGCTCTCTAGTAGAGCATTAGTTGAGGGGGGCAGGGCAACCTGCCTCCCTCTCTATTAACAAGGAGAATCATGGCAACATACACATTTTACCCACCGCAGGTAATGGAAGGCTATCCATTAGCTGATAAGTGGTGGCGTAGAGTTGTATCCCAGCGAGGGGTAGCCGTGCTTATCAACGATGGTGAACTGTCTTTATCTCGAGCAGTTACTGAAGATGAACTAAGAGATTATGATTATGTCTTCCTCGGTGGGCGAGGTCACATAGTAAACGAAGCAACAAAGGATATTCTTGTAGCACAAGGCTTTCCAATCAGAACTCAAGCTCAAGCCGATTCTGATTCCAACATAGCCCATAACGGATTTTTAGTGGAGATAGTTTAATGGGATGCAGAACTGGATGCCCTACTCAGGATCATGCAAACTGGGGTGACTGCCTAAAGCAGTCAGGTCTACAGGTCAATACAGGTGATGCAAATAGTTCTCGCCTAATGTCTCAGAAGAAGTGGGATGCAGAACTAAACGCATACAAGTCTGCAATCGATCAAGGTATTGAACCAGCGACAACAAACATGAAAGATATTCGTGGTGCAGTCGAACTAAGCAACATAGCCGGTAAGGCATTCGACTCAACCAATAACTCATTTAAGGACTGAGTATGACAACCATAATCGGGATTCAAGGCAAGGGCTGGGGATTGATAGCAGCCGAATCCCTGATAGTGGGTGCAGATCAGAAGTTCATTGCTACCGGTATGGATAAGGTAGTTGAAAAAGGTGAGTATGTAATTGCCTTTGCTGGCGATGCAATCGCCGGGGATATAGCCCTACACAGTTGGAATGCTCCTAAAATTCCACGAGGTGTGAACCTAGATAAATTTATGATGACAGATTTACTGCCATCACTTAAGCAAGCGTATGCAGATTATGGCTATGACCCATCGCCTAAGACTGCTGACAATGATCCAAAAGATGGTTCAGGTTTTGATGCATTGATCTGCCTTCGAGGAAAGATTTATCAAATTGATAATGACTTTTCTTGGGTAAGAGATGATCGTGGTATTTATGGAGTTGGATCCGGTAGTTCGTATGCACTCGGTGCATTAGCCAGAGCCACACTATCTCCAACGAATACAAGAACAGCAGCTAATGAAGCTCGTAAGGCAATAGAGATTTCCATCTCGTTTGACATAAACAGCGGTGGGAAAGTCAAGGTCATCACTCAAAGGGAGAAGCAAATGTCAGCAAAAGGTGAGAAGTATAAGTCAGCCGCCATGATGAAGAAGCACGAAAAGATGGAAGGCAAGAAAGAACGCAAGATGGAATACGGTTCAAAGAAAAAGGCTATGCCTAAGAAAATGGGCAAGAAGAAGTAAATGCCTCAGAAAAAAGATTCCCGGCTTAAGGCAGCAGGAGTCTCTGGTTTCAATAAGCCAAAGAAAACTCCTAGCCATCCAACGAAGTCTCATGTAGTTGTTGCCAAGGTTGGCGACAAGGTGAAGACAATTCGATTTGGACAACAGGGTGTATCTGGCGATAAGAAGCCAACAGCAAGGCAAGCATCATTCAAAGCTCGTCATGCTAAGAACATTGCTAAAGGCAAAATGTCAGCGGCCTATTGGGCAGATAAGGTGAAATGGTGAAGAAGAAAGCATTCTGGGATACAGAGAACCCAAAGAAGAAGTCTAAGAAACTAACACCTGCACAGAAGACACAAGCCAAGGCTCGTGCAAAAGCTGCTGGTCGCAAGTATCCAAACCTTGTAGACAATGCAGCAGTAATGAAGAAGAAGGGTAAGTAATGGCTACAGGCACCAACGGAAGCACACTCCACGCAGAACTTAATCGCCTCGCTAATGGTGGCACCTATCCTGCTATTCAGTCATATGTAGGTGCAGCTAAGGCTGCAAACACTTGGGCTGGAACTACAGGACTTAGCGTTGTTGGTGCCTTAAATACTAAAGCCGGAAACACTAGACCTGACTGGAAAGATCTTCGTGGGGTCTGTAATCAACTTGGCGGAACTACTGATTTGGCTGCTGCCGCAGCCTTGAGAGCAAGGTCTTCATGACAACAACATTTAATGGACTCGTAGAACGAGTGCTTGGCCAGATCCAGAGTTATGGGGCCCAGCAGGAAACTGCTACTTGGATTAACCAATCGGGTGGAATTGCCACAACTACTGCTACTGATTTCGTGGTCAACGAAACAGCACAGATGGGTCGAGGCATCATCGAGGTTGGCTCTGAACTGATGTATGTAGATCGTACAGACAACCTAACCAAGCAGGTTTACCTTGCTCCTTGGGGTAGGGGTTTTAGAGGCACCACAGCCTCTACGGCGGCCAATCAGACCAAGGTGGTAATTGCACCTCAATACCCACGCTTCATGGTCAAGCAGGCTATAAACGACACAATTCAGGCTGTCTACCCAGAACTCTTTGGAGTAGGCACACACACCTTTAGCTTTAACTCAGCCGTTACTGCCTACTCACTTCCGGCTACTGCCGACTATGTCCTCAATGTTAAGTGGCAGACCATTGGCTCGACCAAGGAATGGCTCAATGTCCGTAGGTATGACACAGACAAGACTGCCAACACCACAGTATTTGCCAATGGCAAGACCATCAATATCTTCGACATGATTGATCCGGGCAGAACTGTTCAGGTTATTTATGCAAAGGGTGGCGGAACTTCCGTTGCACGATTCTACCTTGGTCTATACCAGCAACGACTACAGCAAGAAGCTGCTGGTCTTCGAGATCTTTATCCACCCCGACTCCACTATACGAGGTAACTAATGGCCCAGAAAAGATACTACGCCTCAACAGCAAAACAGGCATCGCTATCAACCGGTATCGATAGTACTGTTCTATCAATCACGCTTGACCTAGTAACAGGTTTTCCAAGCAACTACCCTTACACCTTGGTTATCGATCCAGATACCAACAAGGAAGAACTTGTTAAGGTAACTGCATCAGGTGGTGGAACCACCCTTACTGTAACTCGTGGAGAAGACAGCACATCTAATGTGGCTCACTCCGCTGGAGCTACGGTTCGCCATGTGGTCTCAGGTCAGGACTTCAACGAGTTCTCTGCTCACATTGGATCTGCTGCCGTTCCTACAACAGCAGGTGTCCACGGTGTAACTGGCAATGTAGTTGGCGATACAGATGCACAAACTCTTTCAGCCAAGATTCTATCTGGTGCAACTATTGCAACTGGTGGTATTCAGTTTGAAGGTGCAACTGCCGATGCTTATGAAACTACTCTTACAGTAGTTGATCCAACAGCAGATCGAACAATTACTCTTCCTAACGCAACCGGAACAGTAACCCTTGATGGGGTTGCATCAACTCTTACATCTAAGATAATCACAAGCGGAACCTTGGGTTCTGATCTTGCTGCCGGAACTTACAAGATTACAGGCCTTGGAACTCCATCTGCTAATACAGATGCAGCTACTAAGGCTTATGTAGATACTCAGGTATCGAACCTTGTAGATGCAGCACCCGGTGCATTAGATACTCTTAATGAACTAGCAGCGGCTATCAATGACGATGCAAGCTTCTCAACTACTGTTACTAACAGTATTGCTACTAAGGTATCAAAGGCTGGCGACAGCATGACTGGTGCCTTGTCGATGGGTAATAACAAGGTTACAGATCTTGCTACACCTACAGCATCTACTGATGCAGTCAACAAGACTTACATCGATACACTCTTTGGATCAACTACATCTGCGGCTACCTCTGCCTCATCAGCGGCAACCTCAGCTTCTAGTGCATCCACTTCTGCAAGCTCTGCTTTAACATCAGCAACATCGGCTGCAACTTCTGCCACTTCAGCAGCAACAAGTGCATCATCCGCTGCTACTTCGGCTAGTTCAGCAGCATCAAGTTATTCATCCGTAGTTGATCTAACTGGTGCAGGTCTTGTTCGTGATATGGGATCTATTGATACTGCTGATACGACATCGACTACCTATATAAACATTGCTACAGTTGCTGCCGCTGCATCAACATCTGCAACAAGTGCCTCAACTTCAGCAAGTTCGGCTGCTACCTCAGCCACTTCTGCCGCAACTTCTGCATCTAGTGCAAGCACATCAGCATCTAGTGCTTTAACATCTGCTACATCCGCTGCAACAAGTGCAAGTTCTGCATCAACGAGTGCATCAAGTGCTTTAACAAGTGCAACAAGTGCAGCCACATCTGCATCATCTGCATCTACTTCAGCAACAGCAGCAGCCTCAAGTTCAACAGATGCAACTGCATCTGCAACACTTGCAAATGATTGGGCTACAAAGACATCAGGTGCAGTAGCAGGTGGAGAGTATTCAGCAAAGTATCATGCACAAGCAGCATCTACTTCAGCAACAAGTGCTTCGACAAGTGCAAGTTCGGCTGCAACTTCTGCATCTAGTGCATCTACAAGTGCATCGTCTGCACTTACATCTCAGAGTGCTGCTGCAACATCAGCAACATCTGCATCAACATCCGCATCTTCTGCGGCTTACGGCACAACACGCATCCTTTACAGGACTACTGGGCGAATTGACAGTAGATACTGATAAGGATGTTGTAGTAGTACACGATGGATCCACAGCAGGTGGATTCCCTCTAGCTCGTGCAAAGGGTGGAACCCTTGAAGATGCAGTAGTTCGAGGGTTAGAAGAAGATGTCAATGTTGTAGCTTCTGCTGCAACTGGCACAATCAACTTAAATGTTGAGACTGCTTCTATCTGGTATTACACATCTAACGCAACAGCAAACCATACACTTAACATTAGATATAACAGCACAGCAGGATCTTTGAATACTGCTCTAGAGATTGGTGATGCTATTACTGTGGTATGGCTTAACACCAATGGAGCTACTGCCTACTATCCAAATGTTATTCAGATTGATGGAACTACTGTAACCCCGAAGGTTCCAGCAGCAATTACGGCTGGCAACGCATCATCTATCGATGCCTACTCATTCACAATTATTAAGACAGCAGCAAATACATACACAGTTCTTGAGACACAAACCAAGTTTGCCTAATAAGGAGATCTAAAAATGCCACTTATCAGTACATCAGCAGGAGGCTCAGTCAAAGGCTTTGGCGGCATGAGAGCTATTGCATCAATAACAGCTCCCGTTGTTAATTACTTAATAGTTGGCGGTGGAGCTGCTGGAAAAAACGGAACTCCAGCAGTTTGTTATGGAGCTGGTGGTGGAGCAGGTGGTTATTACACCGGAACTTTTACAACTACCATAAATACATCGTATACATTTGTAATTGGTGCAGGTGGAACAGGTAGTGCAGTTTTTGGAGTTGGAACAGCAGGAACTTCATCATCAGGTTTTTCACTAACTGCTGGTGGTGGAGCCGTTGGTAACGGTGGATCACCATCTGGTTACGGAGGAACTTCTGGTTCACCTCAAAGCAATGGTGGCCATGGCCCGGGCATCAACCCATCAGGCGGTGGAGGTGGTGCCGGTGGAGCTTCTACTTCAGTTAATGGTGGTGTTGGAATTTCTTCATCTATCTCAGGATCTGCTCTTTTCTATGCCGGTGGCGGCGGTGGTGCAGGAGATGCAACAACAGGAAACGGTGGATCAGGTGTAGGTGGCAATGGTATGTCAGCAGCTGGCACTCCAGCTGGATCAGGTGCAATCAATACTGGATCAGGCGGTGGTGGTAAGCGTGGTGATGACAATGTTCGATCTGGTAACGGTGGATCAGGTGTTGTAATAATTAGTTACCCGGGATCACAAAGTGCAACCGGTGGAGATATTACATCATCAGGTGGAAACACAATTCATACATTAAGATCTTCTGGTTTATTTCATACAGCACTTGCTAAAGCAAATGGTGGTGGAGTGTATAAAGATTCAACATATTGGTATCACACATTCTTAAATTCAGGAAACTTTATTCCAACCCAATCTATCACAGCTGACATTTTAGTTGTTGCCGGTGGTGGTGGAGCAGGTCGAGGTGGTGCTGGTGCTGGTGGTTTCCAAGAATTTACTTCTCAAAGTTTAACTGCAACTAATTACACAATTACAGTTGGTGGTGGTGGAGCAGGAAGAACTTCCGATTCAGGTGGACTTGCTGGTACTGGAAACAATTCTCAATTTGGTTCATTAACAGCATCCGCTGGTGGCGGAGCTGGTGCCGGGTACTCGGTAAACGGCGGCAACGGTGGTTGCGGTGGTGGAGCCGGTTGGGGTGCTGGTGGTTTCTCTGGCGGTACTGGATCACAGGGTGGCAATGGTGGATCTTCTGGAGGAAGTACACCGGGTGCCGGTGGTGGTGCTAACGGAACAGGTGCCTCTAATGGTGGTGCCGGTGGTATAGGAAAAACAAGCACAATATCTGGTGGATCTGTTACAGGTCTTGGTCAGCTATCTGGCGGATCATATTACTTTGCAGGTGGCGGTGGATCTGGTCAATCAAACTCAGGTGCTACTGGCGGTGCTGGTGGTCTCGGTGGTGGCGGTCTTGGTGGTAACAATGCTGTTTACAATGGTGGTTCAGATAGACCAGGAGCAGATGGCACACCTAACACAGGTGGTGGCGGTGGTGGCGGATGGCAAGAAAACCTTGGCTACTATGGAGGCAACGGCGGCTCAGGTATTGTTATTATTAGATACGCAATCTAACGGAGGCAATTATGTCAAATGTAACCAAGATTAAAGAAGATAAACCAACACAATGTTTTTCATACGAGGTAAATATGCTGGTTCATATTATTGCAGATAATGAAGAAACAGCAAAATCTCAACTAGATGAAAAGGGTGGCATCGTAACTAAGCGTGATGTCAAATTAGTAAATACAGAAACTCTTTACGGTGAAGATAAGGATAAAAAATAATGGCACATTTTGCAGAAATAGTTGACGGTATCGTAGAACGAGTAATCGTTGCTGATACAAAGGAGTGGTGTGAATCAAACCTTGGCGGCACTTGGGTACAGACTTCATACAATACACATGGCGGTGTTCATGCTTCAGGCGGAACACCACTAAATAAAAACTACGCAGGTGTTGGATTCACATGGGATGGAACAGGCTTTGCAGCCCCACAGCCATACCCATCATGGACTCTTAATACAGAATCTTACTTGTGGGAAGCACCAACCCCGATGCCAGAAGATGACAAGACATATTTTTGGGATGAATCTACTCTAGCGTGGGTTGAAACTCCTAGTGTCTAAATACCCCTGCAAAATGTGCAGCAATACAATGATGGTTATGGGTTATTGCGATCAACATTGGCAGGAAGTCAAAGCAACTTGGACACCAAAACTAATGGGTAAATAGCCCTTAATAATTACCCGATGGAAGTATGAGCGTGTTGACCAAGCTCGTGAACCGGGTGAGCAGACTCTTGACTCAGGTCTTTGGGTTCGATCTCAGACATCCTTTCACCTTGGTGAAGGTGTCCAGTATCAGGAAGCACTAGAAGGTAACGCAGAACAATTACGCTTCCGTTACTTCACAGGACAGGGCATTGACCCATGGACTCCGGGGCAGATCTCTTTACTTAAAGATACAAGCAAGATTTTCCCAGCAGCAACTAGCTCATCTGGAAGGGTAATTTCATTACCTGCCACTATTGCTGGAGTAGATTATGTATTGCACATTGACTGTGCAGCAGCAGGTAGCACAGCAGTTCGTGTTGCCAGAGTTACAGCAAGCGGCACATCCACATCACTCATCCTTGGATCTGCTCTATCTGCTGAAATCCTAGCGGCAGAGACAGATGGAACTACACTTTATCTTGCCACCGCTACTCAAATTTTTGATTATGATTTAACAGCAGCAAGCCCAACTCTTCACTATCATTATTCAATCAATACTGCCAACGCTACAAGCGTTGTCTTACAGTTTGTAAAGAACCGCATCATGGCTGGTGTTAGTTATGTAACTGGCACTACACCAGTAGCAGCAGTATATGAACTTCCTTTTGCTAGTGGTCATGGTGGATCACACACAAACCTTTCTGCTATTACATCAGTAGCTAATACAACTACCGTTCCAGTAGGTTGGATCTGGTCTGATATTGCTGAAGGTCGTGGTGCAATCTATGTATCTGGTTATGCTGGAGATAAGTCTGCAATCTTTAAGATTTCCCCTGACTCAACTGGTGCCTTGGGTGCTGCCGTATCAGTAGCAGACATCCCTCGAGGTGAGACAGTTCGATCACTCTTTGGATACCTTGGAACCTATCTTGCTATCGGAACCTCTCGTGGTGTCCGTATTGCAGCTATTGCAGATGATGCAACTATCGTCTATGGCCCATTGATTTTTAATACAACTAATCCAATCCTTGGCTTTGCAGCTAGAGACTCTTACATCTATGCAGGTGTTAAGGCTGGTATCGGTGGTGCCTCTGGTATCTATCGTATCTACCTTGGACAACTACTAGATGATGGAACCTATCCATATGCCACAGACATCGTGGCTACTGGAACTACCGGATCAGTAGATGCTTTGGGATTCTTTCCTACATCAGCACAACTATTCTTTTCTGTCCATTCAAGTGGAACATACTTAGAACACGCAACTAATCTAGTTGCTGAAGGAACACTCCAGACAGCCATTGTTAACTGGGGAACATTGGAAAAGAAAGCATGGAAGCGTGTCCGTGTTGAGACCGGAACCCTCAATGGAAACATTGAAATCTATGCAGATGCCAATGAAGGTCGTACTCAGATCACAACCCTAACTACCGGCAATGCATACAATACAGACTTCGATCTATCTGGTGCTTACGCATCAACTCAGGTCAATGGACAGTTAGCCTTTACTTTATATCGCAATGCAGATAGTGCATCTACTGGTGCAATCATGAAGGGTTATGCCATCAAGGCTATTCCTAGCCCTACCAGATCACGCCTTATCCAGTTGCCATTGATGTGTTATGACTTTGAATCAGACCGCCGTAACACTCGTTACGGAACTTTAGGCGGAGCTAAGTTTCGTCTATCAGCTTTAGAGACTGTTGAATCAGATGGTGCAACAGTTCTCGTTCAAGATTTTACATCCGGTGAAAACTTCGATGCTGTTATTGAAGAGATTGCCTTTACAAGAATGACCCCACCATCTGGAAACAATGAGAACTTTGGTGGAATCATTACCATTACTATGAGAACGGTAGTCTGATGTCGGCTATGGACTGGGCAGCATTTACAGTATCTATCCTTGCAATCATTGGCGGCTTTGCTGCTGGTATTCGATGGATGGTTATCCACTATCTACAAGAACTTAAAACCAATGGTGGGTCGAGTATCAAGGATCAGGTCAATGCCCTACAAATAAAGGTAGACTTAATCTATGACATCATCACAGCCAAGCGAAAGTAACTACCCTAACTGGTTTAACATTGCGGCCAAAGGTTACTTTGCCGAATACTTAGAAGAGTTTAAGGGCAAACCAAACCTTCACTTCTTGCAGATAGGTGTCTATACCGGTGA